TACTGAAAATTTAAATTATCTCTTCCTTGAAATACTCGATATGAATCACTAAAACTTAATTTTCCTTGGGATAGATTTAATTTTTTAACTACATCCGTATCAACAAAATAAAAATGCTGACTGTCGTTGTAGTCATTAAAATTAATCACAGAACTTTCTGAGGGTAGAATTATTACTTCTCCCGTATTTGAAAGATATCTATAATCTTCTTGCCCTTGTGCGATTGAATATTTTTCAAGTACTACATAGTACTTTGAACTGCTTTTGTTAATAAGTTGTTCAAATAATTCTGGGTTATCTACTACACTATCTTCATCAGTGTCAGTAAATGTAATTTGAATCTTTTTAGTATCTACGTAACCATCTAATCCTTTAAACTCTTCAGAAATTTCCCAATCTAAATCTAATGTATAGGGAATAGTTAACGACGGTCGTGTGTTAATTCGTAAAATTTTTATTTTATCCTTGATTGTAGTATTTGATTTCACATCATATACTTTATCCGAAGCATCAAAATAAAAACGTATCTGTTTATCACTTTCGAAGATGTATCTTAGTTGTCTATATTGGACAGTATAGTACTCGGTGTCAGTTGTGAATAAAAATATCCAACTGTTATCTAATTTTGAATTTCCAATATCTCCAGCCTTGCCTAAACTAAATGTTGTGCTTTGGTTAAGATTGGCTTCAAAAATAATTTTCCAGGTCTTTGTATTAACATCGTATCGAAGTCCAAATGGTTTATTAGAATAAATTAAATCAACCATTGTACTGACTACAGTAGTCTCAAGAGAAGTGCGCCATCTAGGGATAATTTGTTGTAACACTGCGTTTGACGGTATCACATCGTTCAATAGTACTGTTCCAGCACCATCTGGCTTAATACCAGTATTATTATTTGTGCCGTCACCGTATACGCTAACAACCTTAGTCCATAGCACCGATGATGCATTAGGAATTAGGCTGGTGTTTTCAGTAGTAGTAACAATTTTATTGCTATCGGATGTGTCAAAATATTGTGTTGCAGAATTAGGTACTACAAATTTTAATAAGGCTCCAAATTCTATATGTTTTAACTCAGTAGTTGTAAATGCTCCTGTTTTAAAAGGAATAATTTCAGATAGGTCGGTAAAATATCCGGTAGACTGATTAGTATCAGAAGTTACGTTTATCCACTTAACATCAACCGGTGCGGTATCTACATTTGGAAATTCTGAATAGTAAAAATCTCTTAATGTATTTTTTTCTAAGATAGATGAAATTTCATTATAAATGACACTCTCAATATCTGTTCTAGTCAAATAACTGAATTTAAAATTGTCAATAAATTTTTCAATATACACAGCCCCATCGTCGGCAAATAAATTAGTCTTACTATACTTCCCGGTTGGATCAACTAGATCAAAATATCGACTTATGCCACTGCTAGATCTATTGATTGATTTTATTTTTGCTACACTTTGACTTACTGATAAAGGACTAATATTATAATCCTCAGCTGTAATCATTCTATTTTGTGTGTAATATGTAGCCGGTGCATTATTTTTAATTTCTGCATTTGTTTCTGATGCTGCGGAATTCGCCACACTTGTTTGTAATGACATTGTAATTGTCAGTGTTTCAACTTGACCAATATTAGAAACGTAAGGAATATCAATAGTGATTCCTCTAACATCTTTTGGATTAATTGTATAATTTAATCCGTTACTAATTCTATAGTATACTCTAAATGTGCCAAGCGGTAAGTTTCCAAATGTACCGTCACTAAACGATAAACTTACGCGATCACTTGATCGTGTAATAACAGTAAAAATATTTTTAATATTTTTTTGCAGACTGTTATAAATGATATTGTTACCCTCTAATGAAGGAACTTTAGCCCACTGCTCTGTTTCAAATCCATTGTTATCAATTTTATAAAGCCACATGTCGCTGTTGTTAACATTAACAGCGTCAAGGTCAACTACTTCGTTAGTTGAAGGTTGAGTAATTGTAAACGTTCCTTGATTTAATGTACCTTGTCTAAAATGTAAAAAGAATCCAGTTGAATTACTTGCTGGGCCTTTTCCGTCTTCTCTATAAAGGAAAGCAAGATTGTTTGCGACGCTAGGGGACTCTTCGTATATTTCGTCAGCTCCAGTAAACACAGTGCTAACTATTTCAAAATCCATGTTACGGCCGTCTACTGTTTTTGTAAACGAGTAAACCGGAACATCTGCATTTACGCTCTGAAATCTATATTGTTCAGTTGGGACTCCGTATACTGTCTTTTTATCGTCCGGATTTCCAAACTGTTTACTTGCAGGTATAGCTGCATTTATTATTTTAATAAATTGATCGTACCAATTAGTATTAGCAGGATCATTCCACAATACAGTTTGTCCGGATAAATTTCGTCCGTTACTATCAACAACTGTTTGTGTAGTGCTTACGCTAGTGAACTTTAGTAATCCGCTAGCAGGAATATTCCTTTTTGGCGTGTAGCTTAGTAATCTAGCTAGACGTAGGACACTATCTCTGCGTTCTGCAAGTTCTAAAAAGTTTTCTCTAGCATTTAAATCAACCCTAAATGCAACATTTTGTCCCAAAAATGCTATTAGATCAATTAATGCAAGGTACTCGCTAGATTCAATATAATCATTAAAATCTTCTGGATAATTTTCTCGAAGATAGCTAATCATAGTTCTACGAAGATTTTCAAAATCGTAACTTTGAAAGTCTGCGTTTCTATAACTTTGGTATATTCTTTTCCAGTCTTCTGCGACTAAAAGTCTATTTTGTCTATCAGTTGCTGACATATCTGTTTCCTATTAACAGATATATTTATTGGAATTTATTATCTGGGTGTTTAATTGATAAGCCCGTTATCCTGGTCAAATTTAAATCTTAGGGCTTCGGAAATGTTATAAGGCAAGTAAGTCAGTGAACACTCAATTTGAATACCTGTTTCGTACTGTGTTACAATTATTTGATCTGCTCTAACACGCGGATCATAGTTAATGATAGTTTCAACATTTTTTGTTATCAAGTTTTTCACTTGATCAGTTAATGGTTCAAACAATAAATCCCAAATTACAGTACCAAATTCGGGCTGCTCTAATCGTTCACCTTGTCTGATATGGAAATGATTAATGATATCCTGTTTAATCAAGTTAAGATCATAGAGAGTATATGAGTTAGTATCACTAGAAAGTGTACTGAACCCACGATATGTCCGTGCGCCAGGGATAAAGTTAGCCTGCTTAGGAGCAGGTAAAGTTATATTTTCATATAATCTGTTTCCAGTAACCATAAACTATTTAACTCCCTTTTCTAAATGTATCAACAATGCTTAGTTTTTTCCACTGTGGTGCTGCTGATGATAGAGATGTTGATTGTCCTTCGTATCTACCGTCAACATCTCTATCAGTTTTTGTAGGTTTAACTTCAGTAGGATTTAAATTTTCGTGTTGAGGATATGGTTCATGCGTTGGCATTCTTCGCATAATCATGTTTCCTTTACTACCAGTATCAGTAGGCAACAGATGTGTTTTTAATTCTTTAGGAACTTGAGCTTCAACGGCGGCTGTTGCAGATGGTCCGTTCATATGAATTTTGCTTGCTGTTTCAATATGTTGGCTTCCACTCTTAATATAAGTGTAAGCTCCGGCAGTAAATGCATTATTTTTTGTAGTTTTCCAATCAACATTGCCTTTTGTAGTGTGTTTAAAATTTTCATTAACTGTAGACTCAACGTTCTTTTTAACTAAAATTCGTTGATTCTCATCTACAATTAATACACTATCTTTATTGACATGTGTGTGCATTTCACCTGCAACCTTAGTATTAAAATTGCGTCCGGCCTGCATATTAATATCACGCTCTGCAAAGAAATTTAAATCCTGTGCAGTATGTACACTTATACTATCTTCAGCATAGATATCAATTTTTCCATCACTTGATAACTCAATCCAGCTGGTTCCTCTAGCATTACCAATGTAGATTAAATCTTCACTATTATGTAATAGTATTTGATGCCCAGTTCGAGTGCGAATTCTAATCAATTCATTATGTGGAATTTTTTTGTCGCCGTCTGTTTCATCTGCTTCTACATTTGCATATTCAGGAGGGCCTTCACTAGCAGTTTTTTTTCTTAAAAACTTATCGTCGCCATCATCCATGACTAAAGTTGACCCGCCTAATCTACTGACAAATGCTCCTGCAATCTTATGTTCAAATTTTCCAACTTTGCCTCTTTTTCCGGACTTATCTACTGGTCCAGGGGTTGACACTCCAAATACTGCACTAGGAACTTCTCGGCGGGCACTAGATGTTGTAAGACCTCTAATATCATCTTCTAATAACCCTTGAGTTTCTAAAACATCTTGCAGATAAGTGTGTACTGGTTTTTTAATTTTAGTTGGATCTTGAACTGCTTCGTTTATATCTTTGTTATATTCTGCAACCGGCACTGTAGGTTTCTTGCCGTCTTTACTATAGCTTGTTGATGCCATTCCTGGCACCATAAAATTCATATATCTGTCTTGAACACAGCCTATCCAGAATCCTTTTTTAGGATCACCGTTGGCAAATATAACCATTACTGTAGTTCCTATGTCCGGTGGAATCATCCACCAGCCATAACTTTTTTGAGTTTCATCGTAAGTATCGTTGTCAGAATCTTTTCCTAAAAAATCTGCACTAGTGACTCCATAAAAAGGACTTAGATATTTGACTTGGAATACCTGTCCTTCCCTTGAATCACTGTTTCCCACAGGATGTAATAGTTCTACTTCTAATGTCCCCATGTACTCTGTATCGAGGTGGCTGACAATTTTTGCCAGAAACGGTCCTGGATTTGGTAATGATTCTTGCGATGATCTAGTTAACTCTGGCATATTTTAAATTGTAAATGGTTGTCTAACTGGTGGTGTTACAGGTACTACAGTTCCTTTATTATCTACTACATTTTTCTCACCAGTTTGGTTAGTTTTAGTAATAGCAGCAAGAACATTAGCTTGTGTCTGTTCCCATGTGGGAGGATTATCCGAAGCAACTGCAAGAGAAGGTGTAGCAGGAGCTTCATCTTTAAGTTCTTGTATCATTCTTCGTGTCATACTTAATTGCTGTACAAATTTACCCCTAGAAAAATTACTAACAATAGTTTGAACTTTATAAAGTCCGCTGTACTCTGCTACTAATTTATCCGGACCAAATTCGTAAAATCCGGTATTTTCATTCAAATCAACTGGTGTTCTAAAATTTAAAACTAAATCTACTTCGCCACTTTGATAATCTATAGTACCGTCTGCATTAATATTAATTAAGCTTGTTTCTGGTGCAGTATAATTACCCATTCCACTATCACCAAGATAGTACGGATCTCCGATAATTTCCATATCAACAGCAAGCATGTCTGCGCCTTCAGTTAAAATATCATGGAACTGTCTGGCGATTCGTGTTTCTACAGTTTCAATTCCGCCACCGCCGGCGTTATCAGTACGAGTACTAATTGCATCGTATCTTCGTTGAGTGCCCATTGAGTTATCTGGTATCACTGTATTCCCAGTAGAATTTTGTGCTCTTTCTACTGTTTCGTCAACTGCGCCGCTTTCTTGTGTTTGTTTTTTAACATCTTGATTAAGAATACCAGAATCAGCAGTATAACTTTGATAAAAGCCTGCGTTAAAGTGCATGTTAAAACTTAAAACATCTAGATTTTTACCGGTAAACACATAGTTGTATTCTTTAATTGCTTGTTTTTTAAGTTTATCAATCCCTGGAGGAGGTGTATTAGGTGGCATAAATCTACTCGAGTGTACTAGATACGGCACTATCCTATATACTATTATTTTAGGTTTCTCTCCAGTTTGTCCTAAGTTAGCATCAGTTGATTTATTGTAAACTTGTGTTTCAATTCTCCACCAAGGAATCATTCCTTCATTAGTAATTTGATTATTACTAGTTGCTTGTCTAGCATAATCGCTTTGTAAAATAACTTGATTGATTACATTGGTTATATTGCTACCCTGTTTAAATCTAAAATCAGAAGTGTTTACTGGACTTACAACTCCTGCTCGATTATAATATCCGCTTGATTCATTGTATGCAGCATTATCTTTGGCAAATTCTTTATCAGCTGCTCGAGAACTATCAAATGCCATCTGAGCTGATCCAATTTTGTTTACTGAGGATTGAGTGTAATATGCAGAATCCCCTCCCTTGCTAATTCCTAATTTGTTTTCAATAGTAGTTGCAGCACCTACTTGATTAGGATTCGTTGTAGCAG